CCAGCGGAGGGGGTCATCACACCGGGGTTCGGGGCGGTGTAGGCAAGCAGGGCGTTGTTGCCGACGGTGAACTTGTAGTTGCTGGAAGCAACACCAACACCGAGCAGGTCGCTCGCCGTCTCGTTCGCCGTGTTCACGACAGCCTTGGCGACCAGCACTCGGTCAACTCCAAAGAGTTGGGCGAGCAGGTCTTCGGTGACGATGGCACCGGCCTGAGTGAACTTGTAGCGGTCAACGAGAAGCGGGTGGTTCTTCAGCACTTGGAAGACACGGTAGCCAAGCACGAGGGTGTTCGGCTCGTAGCCCGTGGTCTGCAAGATGGCAGCCTTGGCGAGTTCCACGTCCGCAATCGGGTTGGAGTAGTAGGTTCCACCGTTGGTGTACGACGAGGTACCCGTCGCACCAACGTAGTCATCCCACTGCCACACGGCAGTACCAGCGTTAACAGCCGCGGTAGAACCGGTAGCGGGCTGACCATTGACACCCAAGGCCCAGACACCGGCTTGGAAGTAGTCGCTGGCCCACTGAACCTCACGACGGAGAAGAAGACGCTGGGTGATGAACTGCGTCGCCTCCATATCGGGGTTGAGGGGGTTGTCGGAGTTGGCACGGGTCTGGTCACCAATGTCCTTGTGGAAAGCCCACACGTCGGCCATATAGGTGTCCGTGGTGAGGCCGTAGCCAGAACCAGCGGAGACGGTGCCATCAGCACGACGCTGAGCCTCGTCACGGAACCAGTCATCCTTCGTGTACTTGAAGTACAGGTTGGACTTCTTGTCCACCGGGATGACAGGGAAAACCTTGTCAGCGATGAAGTTGTCGGTGTTCTGCAAGTACGCGACTGAAATGTTGGTCAGAATCGCGTCAATGTGAACATTTTGAACGTTTGGTTGGGGCATTGTTCAGGTTCCTTTCTAAACCTATGCGTTGCGAGACGGGGCCGAAGCCGTGACAGCCATCGCAATGAGGTCACCCTGAGCACCGCTGGAAAGCGCAGTACCGTAAACCCACGAGGTAGGGCTGGCGTAAGAACCAGTCGTTGGGTAGGTGACAGGGACAACTGCGCCAGAGGTGTCAATCGTCAGAGCCTGACCGACGGTCACAGCAAGACCACAAACAACCTTGGAGATACCCGAAAGGGTGACCTCAGCCTCAGCGAGGGCTTCAAGGTTGCCGCCAGCAGCAGTGCGGTACACCGGCTGGTTCTGAAGAATACCGATGGCCTTGGGGCCGGTTCCACCAGCGTTCACGGCAGTCGTGCCGGGAGCAGTCTGTCCGGCAACAATCGCCGTGGCAACAGGTTGGCTAGCAGGCTGACCCTGAACCGTGAGGGTAATCGAAGCGCTTGCGGTGGTACCGGGAGCAGCCTGCGAGATGGTGAACGAGCCAGCAGCAATGTTGATGCCGACAACCGTTGCACCAGCAAGACCGGCTGGCGCGGTGACGAGCGCACCGGGGACGATTCCAGCAAATGCTGCTGGGGTCGCCGTGGTACCGGTCACCGACACCGAGTTGCTACCAGCGGTCACGTTCGCAGTGATGGTCGCACTGGTCGAACCAAGGGAAACGAAGCGGAACTGCGGGGTGAAGACCGGGGTTCCAGCCGAGTTAACCTGCGTCGAAAGCGACGAATCGGCAACCAGCGAAACCTTGACGGTGTATGGATTTTGTTCCCAAGCCATATTTATCGAGCCTTTTCAGCGAGGTACTGGGTGTAGAGGTCTGGGTTCGACTGGGCAACAGCCAGCAGAGCAGCCTCAAAGGACGGGGCCGTGCCGGAAGCAACAGCAGCCTTCGCGAGGTTCTCCATCTTGGAGTAGGAATCGTCGCTCGCAACAGGAGCGTCGGAACCAACCTCAGTGAAAACCACGTTGGTTTCAAGCAAAGCGTTGGCACTGTCAAGTGCCTTGACAACCTCGTTCGCGAGGGTGCCATCGTTTTCAGCCAAGCGACGAAGCGCAGGGCCGACAATCGTGGGGTCAATGTTCAGGTGCGACCACTGAGCAGCCTTCATCACGGCAGCCTCGTCAGCACGAGCGTCACGCTCGGCCAAAAGAGCCTGCTCTGAGGCAGCAGCCTTGCGGAGTGCAGCCTCGGCGTTAGCCGAAGCGTCATCCAGCATCTTGCGGATAGCCGCAGGCATCGCCTTAATGATGTCAGCCTCGCTCGCAGCCTCAGGGATGATGACAACCTCTGGGGTTGACACCTCTGGGGTGAAAGACATAGTTTCCTCCTTGGAAACGAGGGTGGGGATTACTGCCTTGTTCGCTTCGACTTCCACTTCGTCGTTGGCATCATCTGCCAATTCGATTTCAGTGTCTTCGGGGCGAACTTCGTCAAGAACCGCAGCAACGTCAGAAGGATTGGCAGACTTCATCACTACCCAGCCATCGTGGAGGTGCGCCGGGCGGTCAACGCCCGAAGTCTCCTTGATGTTCAGACGGACTAACTTACGAGCCACGCCATCTCCTAACGATTCATTGCCCATCTAGGGCTTGACTACTGAAATCGTAGAAGACTTTTTGGAAGTGTCAAGCAATAGCGCGATATTGCGCTTGCCGAGGGCCTAGAAGACGGAGTAGTTGTCCTCTTGGCAGCGTTGTTGGAACGAACACCAGTTGCACAGGATGGATGGCTGTGCTGGAAAATTGGAAGTCTCGTAGGCTCGCTCAATGGCTGCCCACACGGAACGCACACGAGTTTCAGCATCCCGGATGTCAATGTCCGTCACGGTTTTTTCGATGGTGACTGCATCCTTGACGTAGATAAGGCTCATCACGCTGGGCCGTTCACCGTAAACCTTTTCGCACAGGTAGGCGTACACCTGACACGCTTCCAATGCCTTGGATTCGTACCGGGGCTTTGGAACCTTGCCGGTCTTGTAGTCACGGATGGCGAGTGTGCCATCTGGGAGCCGGTCTAGCCGGTCAATGATTCCTCGCAGGCCAAAGTCGCCCATATCCAAGTCCAAACGGATTTCGGTGGAAACCACGTCAATCGAACTGGGGTCTTCCATCGTGAAGTAGGTGCGAATCAACTTGGTGATTTCGGCAGCGTACTTCTGCACACGGATTTCATCGAAGCCAAGTTCTTCAATCGCTTCGGGGGTCATATATTCCCGATAGAGCGAACGGAAGTGCTTCATCGCATTGTCCACTGTCCGGTCTTCGGGGGCTTCGTCACGGAACAGGTTTTCCAGCACGGCGTGGAAGATAGTTCCCCGGTATGCAGCCTCACCCTTCTTCTCTGGCAGTCTCTCCACCGAGACGTACTGGTACTGGCGAGGGCAGTTTTTGAATTGGCTTACCCGACTTGGTGATACTCCGTCGGGCTTCTCACCGAGATAAACAGGGGTTGAGGACATACGTTCCACCATAGCAGAACGGTGTGACGTTTACTTGTACCGGCGAGCCTTACGAATCAACTTGTTGACTTCTTCGGCCAAAGCGAACGCAGCGTCAATGTCACGGGTGTAGATGCTGAAATCTTGGAACGGCATACCAATGCCGTTGAACTGCTCACGCTGGATGAGGCGCAGTTCGGTGATTCCATTCCCCGACCAAACGACGTAGCGATACGGCTCGTCTACTGCTTCAAATTCGTTGAACTCGCCCTTCTTCCACACAAGCCGGGACTTGGTGAACGGCCACATCAGGCAGAACCCTCTGCGTACTGCACGAGGTGGGTGAACGGCTCAATGGATTCCAAGCGAGCAGTGAGGTCGGCCACCTGCTTGGTCAGTGCTTCGTTTTCACTGGCCAGCCGCGCAAGGGCATCCTGCTGGGTCAGTGCCTTTTGGACAAGGTTGTGCAAGTCTTCGTCGTTCGGCGTACCAAGGGTCATTTCCTTGGCAATCCTCTCGGCCAATTCGTTCAGTGAACTCATCCTCAACTCCCTACTAGGGTTGCTGCACATAGGTTAGCACAGATATTTAGTTTGCCTACACTTGACCCGTGTAGCGTGGGCAAGTTTCTAAGTCGTTCCAATCCGGGTGGAACTCAACGGCTGTACTCCGATGGCAGTGCAGACATTCCACCAACGCCTCTCCGAGGGCAATGCAATCTTTGTTGGTGATGCGCCAGTCGTGCTGGCAGAACTCCGGGTCAACATCTTGGACAGTGATGACGGTGCGCTTGTACCCGTCACGGCGAATCCGGCCTTCGACTTCCATTCTGACCAGCATCTGCTGAACCGTTGATGTACTCCGAATTCCTGTCGCAGTGCAGATACTTCGGATGGATGGTGAAAACCCCATCTCCCTACAGTGCCAAGCGATGTAGCGAAGAATCTCTGCGTCTTTACGACGGGGTGGCGTGTTCGGTTTCGTTCGCATTTCACTACCGTACAGGGTTGAGTGTGTTGTTGCAAACCTCTGCTGAAGTGGATACGATAACGGGGCTTCGGTTGGCAGACAGTCTGCCAAGCCCTAACCCGAAGTACTGCAATGCTGCGTTAACCAACACCAGAAGTACCGACGAGGCGGCCTCTCCAACGGGCCGCTTCGTCATTTCTCTTGACACCCTGTAGTGGGGTTGGTATACTGTGTTTGGAAGCACGTCGGCGTGGCGACGGTAAAAAGGGCATTAAGCCACGAGCGTTGTCAGAAGACAGGTTGCCACTTACGGTTCTTTGGAAGTCACCATCCAAAATTTCCTACCTTGGGTGACAAGGTTGGAAGCCGTATAAAAAGAACCATTGCCTATCGGATGGTGATTTTGGCATATACAGATAGGTATGGGAGTAGCAGTCCCCTGATTACCAAGGCTTGGCCAGCCAACTGCAATTCAATCCTGAGCGTCTTGCTCTGCCTCGGAGATGAGTGCGTCGGCAAAGGCCGAGATGTTGTCGAAGTCAATGCCTTGATGCGCTGCGAGCCGACCAGTGGCGAGGTGAAAAGCGTAGCGAAGTACGTCTTTCTCCTTTTCGATTTCGGCAATCTTGTTGTCCGTTGTGACGGTGTGCTGAATCAACTTGTCAATGTCTTCGGCGTACTTGTAGAGCAACTGGTGGCAGGTTTCCAAATCCCTTCGGGTGGTTTCCACCAACGCCTTCAGTTCTTTCTTCCTCATCGGTACCTTTCGGGAATAGGCCCCTTGTAGGGCGTTCCATTGAACTCGGTGGTGAACGGGAACCGCTTCGTGCAGTTCTTGCAGTTCACCCACACCTTGCTTCCTACTGCGATGAGTTGCCATTCGTGCGGACAATCCACTATTCCAAACCCCCAAGGAGAATGACGGCAATCCTATCCACAAACTGGAGTGCGTCGGCAATGTTGTCAAAGTCGGGCGTAGTGAAAAATGCGTGGAACGAGCCGTCGGCTTCTTCGTAGACCTTGGCGTAGAAACCGTTCCCATACCAAAGGCTGACTAGCCGTTTTTCACCTTCGCCCAGCACTACTGCTCCCCAAAGAGAATGAAGTCGCTCACTGGGGTGATGTACTCGGTGTCGGTTTCAATCCAAACCCGTGCGCCACATTTGTCCGGGGTGTCGCTCTGCACGAGGCGCATCGGGCCGTTGATGAGGATTTCACTGTAGTGAGCAACCCCTTTGTAGGTGCGAACGATGATGGCTGGTTCGCCCTTCTTGATTTTCTGTTGGTGAATATGAACGATGGCCTTCACGCCTGTAGCCAGTCGCTTGGGCTTCCGAGCCGGACAACGCCGTAGCAAATCTCGTCATTTTCATCCAGCAACGCTTCTTCGGCATCCGTCAGTGGTGGAAAATCGTGGAAAGCGCAGTACTGCTGGGTACAGAAACCCGAAGCAATTCCAAATTCCAGCCATTCGTCAAACGTCATTCGACCACCTCTATCTGGTAGAACATTGGGGCATCATCGTAGATACGGTTTTGTGCGATTTCACTGTACTCAGGGTTGAGTTCCGTACCAACAAAGTTCCTTCCGTGGCGCAGCGCAACGACTGCCACCGTTCCACTTCCAGCAAACGGGTCAAGTACCGTGTCGCCGGGTGCTGAACCAGCAAGGATGCACGGCTCTGCAAGGGCCTCTGGCATCACCGCAAAGTGCGCCCCTTTGAAGGGCTTAGTGTTGATAGTCCATACGTCACGCTTATTCCGCTTACCGTCATAGACCTTGTATTCGGGTGGTCGGGCATTGACCCCCTTTAGACCCTGCCTTTCAGCAGAACCCTTTGCCGCCTTTGTGCCAGCAGGGATAACGCCATCCTCTTTGATGGCCTCGTGGTCGTAGTAATACCGAGGCGACTTGGTGAGCAGAAACAGATACTCGTGGCTCTTGGTGGGTCGGTCGGTGACGCTCTCGGGCATCGGATTGGGCTTGTGCCAGATGATGTCGCTGCGGAGATACCAGCCGTCTTGCTGAAGTGCGAACGCCACGCGCCAAGGTATGCCAATCAAGTCTTTCGGCTTCAGGCCAGTGGGCACTGGTGGTCGGCCTAGGGCTTTCAATGCGTCGTGTTGACCGTTTTCATTGCCCTTACGGTTACCACCACCACCAACTCCTGAGCCAGCATAACTGTCCCCAAGGTTGAGCCACAAGGTTCCATCGTCAGACAGCACACGGCGCACCTCACGGAATACCTCCACCAGTTCATTGACGTAATCGTCTGGTGTCTGCTCTAGGCCAATCTGTCCATCGTGTCCATAGTCACGCAGCCCGAAGTAGGGCGGTGAAGTGATGCAGGTGCGGACAGAGCCGTCGGGGATTTCGGCCAAGCGTGTACGCACGTCACCCACGAGGATGCGAGCGTGTGGCATTACTTCCCGCCGAAGCGCAGGTTGGCGTGCTTAGGGCAGAAGTGGGCTTCTTCAGTTGGAAGCCAATCCTCAGCATCCGGGGTTCCCGGCTCCGTTGCTCTCGTACACTCCGGCTCGTCGCACAGCCAAAGTGGTGAACGTTCTTCGGTCAGGGGGTCAACTCCGATTGCTTCAGTCATATAAGCAACCGTAGCAGGGTTGGTGATGCCGGGCAAGGAACCTAAAGAAATGACTTGACTTTGTGACACCCATTCGCTAGACTGGTGTTTAGTAGTGCCAAACGAGAGGAACCGATGAAGAACTCATATGCCACCATCCCATCGCACGGGCCGTATGTTGTCACCCGTGACGGCGCAGTTATTTCGCCTGTGTTCAACGAGGGATTGTTTGAGGCAATCGGATGGCTGCATCGTCACCAAGGGCAGAGCGTTGACTACGCCATTAGGTACGGTGGCTACCGAATCACCAACCCCAGCGAAGACAACTAACCGAGAGGAAACAGATGCCACTTATCGAAGCATTGACCCCAAATGAACTTGCACAGATTCAGGCCGAATTGGATGCTGAAGGATGCGCTTGGCTCGTAGAGCGTGTTGTCGGCTACGACTACGACGATAACCCTCGCATTGAGATTCTTCCCTGTGGCGCAGCCACGGTTCTCACCGACGAGTACGGCTCGTGGCATTGTGCCAAGGGTCATCACCACCACACCTACGGCTCCCCGGCTTGGCAGAACGATGGGCAGTACGACTGATGGGACACCTCACGAGCAACCACTACCCACCCGCGCCGACCACGCTGGTGCAGCAGCGCAAAGCACGTTGCACTTACTTCCGTGGGTGCGGTGGCGAGCAACCCTCAGCCAATCCATTGCCGTTCTTCAGGCCTCGGCCTGATGCTAAATTCGATTCCTACTACTGCGGATGCTACGGCTGGGACTAACTTCCGTTTGCTGAACCCTCGTCAACTTGACACATTGCTGTCACCCGACTAGGGTTTTCATCAACCACTTGGGAGGCCAATGACCCCATAAGGGCCGTGATAACGCCGACACACCCGATGCTGAATAAGCGAGGCCGTTGTATTCCACACCGGAACCGGACTGGGGTATGAATGTCGTATGGCGTTTGCCCGCACCACCACCACCTAGAACCTGCGTCTGCTGTACGACGCGTGACCTGAAGGAGTGTCCGATGCGGCCTACCTTGTCTATCCGTTCCCTTATCGCTGTCTCCGTTGTCGCTATCGGGGCAGTGTTGTTGCAACCAGCCGGGGCATCTGCTCCGCACCATTCCAATTTCCACGGCCCACTTCACGGTGCGCCGAAACACGCTCCAGTGACCACCGTGGCGCATACGCCAGTGGCCCACAAGCCACCTGTCGTTCACCACGCTCCAAAGGGCTGGCCTTGGGGCGTGACTGCTACCGACCTGCGTGAGTGGAGCCGTGTGGCTTCTTGCGAGGAAGGTGGAAACTGGCACGTCAGAGGCTCGCTCTACTCCGGGGGCCTCGGCATCACCAACTCCAACTGGCGATACTTCTCACGCGGGATGGGCTTCCCGGCGAACGCTGCTGATGCCACGCCTGTCCAGCAGGTCGCTGTGGCCAAGCGCATCAACGCTGGCTACGGAGTACCAGACCAGTACGGCTGCCACGCTTGGTGATAGCCTTATCCTGACCCTGTTGGTCAGTTGCTCTATCCGGTAGTTAGGCCACCCTACGGGGTGGTCTTTCTACTTGCGACGCTTAAAGAAGCGAGACGTAGGAATCAGATTTGGATTGACCGTCTTGGTGATTTCCGGCTCAGACGAATCCTCGTCAACGTTGGAAACATCCTCGGAACTGTCATCTTCGTCATCCCCGAACAGGTTGCCAGACCACTTCCAAGTTGACGGGTCACGCTCTTGATTTGCCATAGTGAAATCCTACCACTGTCCGTTTCGGGCAACCCAAGCGTCGTACTCGGCTGCCGAGACATTCATTCCCCGAACGGTCTTGGTGATTGCGTCGTGGGAGCGCAGTTTGCTTCCAAGGGCCTGAACGAGCAGGGCGTTGGCTGTCTTGGCGACTTCGCTGTCCTTGGCGAGTGAGGACACCAGCACGTTCTTGGCCGGGTCAAGTGCGCCAGTCTCGTCAACGTTGTCGTATCCAAAACCGTTGGGGGAAATGCTGACGCTTTCAGGGAGAACCATTGCGCTGCGATTCAGCACCATTGTGTAGTTGCGATTGTTGTCGTGATAAGCGTCGTACCCGGCGAGCGCAGGAAGCGAACTGGCAATTTGGAAACTTTCAAAGGGCAATGCAATTGCCTTAGCCATTTTTTGGTAGGCGGCTTGTTGCTGCCCGTTTCCACCATAGATTTCGCCACCGTACATTTGAGCGTCAGCGAAAAGCCGGTTCTTGCTCATTATCGTGTCCCAGCCCGCTGCTCCAAAGGAGTTCGGGATGTCTTGACTTTCCAGCACGTTCGACGGGTTGGCCAACTTGCTACGGAAGATGCAGCCACCTGCCGGTTCACCAGCGTCTGGCCTAGAGTAATCGGCAGCAGTGTCTTTGGTACTTGATGTGTAAAACGCAGCACCGTAGTTTCCACCACCGAACCTTGGCGTTCCAAAATAAAGGGATGACAGTTTGGCTTCTAATCCACTGCTTCCAGCAGTAATGCCGGAGAACAAGCACGGGCCGGGGGTTTCAGCAAACTTCGCCTCACTGACCACCGTTGGCTTCTCGGCATAGCCAAGCATCCTCAGAATTGCTGCGCTTTCTGGGTCGGTGTTCCGATTGTCACGGGCAATGGTGTACTGCTTCCAGTACTCGTCGGGGTTGCACACGATGTGCGTGAAGTTTCTTTGGAAGATGGCTGCCCGTCGCTCGTTTTCAGCAGGGTCACTAGCAAAGGCCTTTTCCTGTGTCAGCCACTCCGTGAAGTTTTGGACATCCTCGGACAGTTTTTTTGTTGCTTCGGGGGAGATTCCACTTCCACCTTCGCCAGCGACCCATTGGTTCCCGTGAAAAACGTGACCGTTGACATCCCCCTTTTGGATTTCACCAGTGGCGAGGAACGCCGTCGCAGCATCTTTAAGTTCCTGCGGGGCCGGAATCCACGACGGCATCTTCGTCATTTTCAGTACGGCTGCCTGCTGGTCTGCGAGGGGTGCGTCAGTGACGTTCAAGAACCACAACAGGTCGGGGATGGTGGTGATGAGCGTGTTCATACGCCACAAGTCCCAAGTACCGGTCTTAATCCAGTCTTCGTTCAGGGTGTTTGACGCGTTGGTTTCCATTGGCTCAGTTTACGCGTTTCTACTGACTTGACGGATTCCGTACTGGCTGAATTCGTATCCGCTTGGAAGCACGGTGTCTTTGTCAGACTGCACGGCTGCAAATTCTGCTCCTGACAGGTTTGCGTTAGCAAGATTTGCACCTTTAAGGCTTACATCTCTAAAGTTTACATCTTCAAGGTTTGCACCTTCAAGATTGGCTTCCGAAAGGCGTGAGTTGCCAATCTCGGCCTTTGACAAGTTGCACCCAGAAAAATTGGCTTTAATGAAATCGCTTGCTGAAAAAAATGAACCCGACAAGTTTGCGCCAGTGAGGTTGGCATTGCTGAAGTTTGCGCCATACCAAACGTGGTTAAGGTTTCCGTTGGAGCCGTTGCCATTCAAAAAAGGAGTGCGGTCTGTTGAAAAGTCAGCGTTTGTAAGATTTGCCCCTGAAAAATTTGCGTTTTGTGAGGGGGTTTCAAACTTTGCGCCTTGGAGGTTGGCACCCGAAAAATTAGCGTACTCTGCAATGTCTTTAATTTTGGCACCTTGCAAATCGGCATTGCGAAAATCGTTTTGACCATTGACTTGCCATTTGCCGGGGCCAGCCATTACAACAATTTCGTCTTCGTCTAGACAACCCACGCCGGTTCTAGCACACGACAGAACTCGCTCTACTGGGACGGTGCCAGAAATCATAACTTCGCCAAAATGACTTGCTTCGGTTGCTGAATAGGCAAACGAAGAAAGCGGGCGAAGTGGCACTTCTGAATTTGTTTTAAAACCTTTTGTCCAATCCGGTGGAGAACTTTGAGAACGGAAAGTCATCCCTCGGTACACGGAAACTTCCTTGATTCCAGCAGCCTTGAAGTAATCCTGCGTTGCGTTGTACTGCGCCCGGAGGAAAGCCTTGTAGAAGTCACCGTTTTCACTGACAAGTTTGTCAACTTGTGCCTGTGTTGCTGTTGCTAAATTTGTAATTTGGTCTTGTTGTGCTGAATCAAGTTTCCCCCTACTGCTGTAGCCGAGGAATTGCCTTGCTGCTTCTTTGTAATCCCAGTCAAAATGTCCAGCAAGACCGAACTCCTTGGCTGCTAATTGCTGCATTGCCAATGACAGTGGAGAAGTGTCGTTCGACGTGTTGGCCCATTCCGAGACGAGTTTGCTGACGGCTGCTGCCCGTTCCTCTGGCTGCCTGCTGCCTAACGCTTCATCCCATTCGGGGCCGAGGCGAGAAGCAATGTCCTTGGCGATTGCTGCTTTGCAGTCACCACGAACCTTCATATCCCACTTGGGGCCTGTTAGACCCTTTTCCACCGCTTCTGCGACCTTGCGACTGTTGAGGTACACGGAAACGTTGTCCCCCGGCTTGCTCTCGGCTTGGGAGATTTCACTGCCACCCTCTCCACCTGTCCACTGGTTTCCGTGAAAGGGATGGCCTTCAACGTCGCCCTTTTGTACGGGCTTTTCGTATGGTTGAACCGGCACGTTGGTCAGTTCGTTGCCTACTGCGCCCTTTTCATCAAAGTTAAACTCGTTAAAGGATTTGTCACTACCAATGGTGATGTTCTTCGGGAGAACCAAAGCACCACGGTTTAACAGCATCGTGTAGTCATCGTTTTTAATACCGACTTGCGGTACGGTCAGGGCATCAAAGCCAGCAAGTGCTGGAACGGCACTCATCCTCATTGAGTAGTCGGTCATTACTGCGTCAATTTTGCCGTAAGCCGACGCTTGGTCTGGGGTGATGCCCTGTTTCATCAAGGGCAGCAGTGAAATACCTTCTGGCCTCTCGTAGGCCAAGCCGTCATAAGTCCAAGTGTTCGATGTGCTTTCCAACTTTGCTCTAAAAATGCAACTGTCTCCACCTCTACCAATTCTCGTGTACCCCACCGGGGTGTACTTCTCAGGGGAGGTGTAGAACGCTGCTCCGTAAAAACCACCACCGTAGCGAGGAACCTTCCCGTAGTACAACTGGGACATCTTGGTTCCGACTGAAGTTGAGCCGGTCTTGATGCCGGAGAACAGGCACGGAGTTGGTACCTTGGCGAATTCTTCTTCGCTGACAACCCTTGGCTTTGCTCCGTATCCAAGCATCTGAAGAATTGCTGCGTTCATAGGGTCGTTGCTTCGTTGCTCTTTTGCAATTTTGAATTGCCTGTTGTATTCGCCGGGGTTGCACAACACCATTGTCAAATTCTTGGCGAACAACGCCCTACGAGCGTCATCTTGCGACTTGTCTCCAAGTTGGCCTGAGATTGGGATGTCCTTTGAAGCGTTTTCGACGTACTGGCGAATTTCAGCAGTCTCCTTTGGTGACAACTCGCTTTTGAACTCTAGTTCGGGTGCTGGTGTCTCGGCCTTTGGTGGGGTTGGCTCTGGCTCTGGCTTTGGTTCTGGCTTCGGCTCTGGTGGTGATGCGACAGGCTTAGGGGCTTTTGGAACCCTAGGAGCCTTCGGAGCCTTTGCTTTGGGTGCCTTTGGTGCCTTCGCCGGGGCCTTGGCTGCCGAACTCGGCTTTCCACCACGGGTGTTGAAGCCACCCCCGACGGTCAACCACTGATTACCGTGAAACTGGTGGCCGGGAACGTCACCTTTGGAAATCGCTTCCTCTGGTGGGCCGTCAAGTTCAGTCAGAAGTGGGTTGCCCTCAATCCAGTTCTCCAAGAACGCCGATGCTGGAATCCACTGTCCCTCAACGTAAGCCTCTGCGTCAGTTCCGTCGTATCGGTAGTAGGCGAACGGCTTTCCTTCGGTGGTGGAATACTCGTAGTACGTCCACGCAGAAGCCTTGATACTCCGGGTGCCGATGTCTTCCACGCCAGCAGGAATGGAAACTTTGGCCCACATTTTCACCATCTTGGCCTGACCCTTTATGTAGGCAGGGTCTTTTGGATTCAGGTCACGGATGCGCTCGTAGATTCCGTGGGTCTTCGTGGCCATTGCTGCTGATTCCGGGGTGTGGAACTGCACCTCAAACATTTGGTTCTTGATGGGGTCGCGGAACAGGCCGTTGATGCCTTTGTAGGAGTTGTGAGGGTCGGTGTTGAAGTAGTTGCGAATGGCAATGGTTTCATAGCCTTCCTTACGGAGGTCTGCCAAAGCCGATTTCACTCCGTCACTGAACTTCTTCTCATCCAACGCCAAGGTGTAGCGAATTGAATCCTTGACCGCCAGCGATGCCTGCTGTTCGGCTTCGGACTTGGGGCCAACGAAGTCTCGTGCGTCAAGGGCAATCTTGCGAGCCAGCGAATCTGCGCTTTTCAGCACCTTGTCTGGTTTAATGCGCTGCGCCCCTACTTCGGTAGCAGTCTCGGCAATCTCTTTGGTGATGCCCGGTTCGTTCTTCGCTGCCCTGCGATGCAGGGCTGAAGCCAAGAACGTTGCTACTTGGATGCCATTCGTGTACTGGTTCCCGTGGAACAGGTGTCCAACGAGGTCGCCTTTCTCAACTTTGTCGGGCAACGGGACAGGGACATCCTTCAACCCATCTCGGTTTCCAGCAATTGGATTGGGTAAGGCACCCCCTTCTCCAAAGTATGATTCTTTCATATTTACGGAAACTGTGGTGTTTTCAGGCAGAATCATCGAACTGCGATTCAACACCATTGTGTAGTTGTTCGTAGTGTCGTGGTAAGCGTCGAAACCCGCAAGTGCTGGGAGAGTACTGTAAATTTCATAACCACCAAATGCGTCTTCTAGATTAGGAAATGCCTCTCCTATAGACGCAAGAGTTTTTTGTTGTTCTGGTGAAAAGTGTGCTTCGCCGGGAATTTCGTTTATAAACGACCTTTCAATGTAGGCAGCAGTTTCATTGCTCAGCAAGTCGCTATTATGCAGATATGGTTGCTGGTTACTCGGCCTGTCCTTTTGATGGTAATCAGATTGCCAAACATTGGCAGGATTGTCTAATTTGCAACGAAAAATGCAACCATTTGTCCCTTTGTAATTAGCATAACCGGCTGGGGTCAACTTGCCCGGAGAGGTGTAAAACGCTGCTCCATACACGCCACCACCATAACGGGGGACATCCCCGTAGTACATTTGCGACAACTTCGTCATAATGCCACTGCTGCCGTCCGTAAGGCCAGAATAAAGAACCTGTCCCGGCGTATTGGCAAACTGCTTTTCACTGAGTACAGTTGGCCTCTCGGAGTAGCCGAGCATTTGGAGAATTGCTGTACTTGACGGGTCGCTGGACTTGTTTTTTACAGCAATGTCACGCTGTCGCAAGTATTCGGTGGGTTGCAACAGCAAGTTGGTGAGGTTTTCTTGAAGCGTTGCCCTTCTTTGTTCGGGGTTGTCTTCCTTCTTGAACACCACTTTGTCGGTGTACTCGGAAACAAGTTTCTTGATGAGCGCAGTTGTCGCCGGTGGAAACTCGCTCTTTGCAGCGATATGCCCAATTGAGGCCGACTTCGGGGCCGGGGCCAACGGTGCCGAGGGCTTTTCCACCTTGGGTTCTGGCTTTGGAGCAGGCTGAGGCTGAGGGGCAGGCGGTGGTGATGGGGCAACAGGCTTTGGCTTGGCTACTTGTGCAGCCTTTGGTGGCTTGGCTGCTGGGATGAGTGGCTTCCGGGGCTTTGGAGCCTTGGCAGCCTTCGGAGCCTTTGCTTTTCCACCAGAAGCATTGAACTTGCCACCGACAGTGACCCACTGGTTCCCGTGGAATTGGTGACCATCCACGTCGCCCTTTTGGACATCCGACTGCTGATAGTCGTATTGCGCTCGGCCACCGGCGAAGCAGGGCCGGATGTCGCCATCAGATTTCACTACATCATCGGACATCCCCGCTGTTGATGGGTCTGACCACTTCTCTGGGAGCAGTGCGCCCTTCTGCTCTGGGAATCCACCACCGAGTTGGGTCATCACGGAGTTTTGACCACGAGTTGCAGTGGTCATTGCCTGACGAGCGAGTGGGCCATACATTGAGGCGTGGCTGGCCCACGCCGCTTCTTCACCATTCCTGTCGAAGTTGCGCCCAGTGGCAGCGTGTCCAAAAGCGTCGTGGACAGCACGGAATTCTTCGATTTCCCGGTTGGTGACGAACGGGTGGCCACCAGTGCTACTGGCAGACAGAACGGCCAAGTGATGGTTGTCGTGAACGTCTGCTGCCATTTCAGCAGCATCCTTGTACGGGTCTTCCTTGACTACTTCGACCTTGACCCCAAGGGTCTTGGTTAGGTACTCAAATTGCTGATGGGTTTCCTTGACGAACTCTCGGTAGGCAGCACGAGTGGATTCATCCACAGACGGCAGTGCAACGTAGTCCTTGGCGATTTCCAAAGCCCGTGACGGGTTGACTTTCACCTTGGAGTAGTCAATGTCGGGTCGCTGCAAGCCGACGCTCTTGGCGTATTCGGCTGCGCCCTTAGCAAGTTCGGCGTTTCCACCAGTCCATTGGTTGCCTCTGAACGGATGTCCCGGCTCGTCGCCCTTGACAACGATTCGGTCTGCCCCCACAACGGATTTCACTACCGTGGCGAACTTGGCCAAGGTTTGGAAAGCCGCGATGAGTTGAGACAAGTTCTGCATCATTGTCTCGTGCTTGTCGCCCATTCCAATCTGGTGGAAGTCAATGGCGAGGTTTGCCAACTTCGGCTGGAGAATGAGCAGCGATTCTGGTGATACTCCGTTGTTCCAAAGGTCGCTAACGAAATCAGGCTTTAGAACACGGGGCCGGAAGTTGCACAAGGCGTGGTCAATGCCCACGATGCGCCCGTCGGGGGTGGAAATCCAATTCTTGGGCCGACGGTCTGCATTGGCGGTGAGGTAGTCGAACAGTTTCAGTGCTGTTCCCTGAGCGTTCTCCGGCAACTCGGTCTGCCCGGCTTCTTCACCAGTCTGGCCGACGATGAACGGCATAATGACGGTCTTGGCACCAGAGCCGTAGAGGTGGCAGTCCCTAACCGGAGCGTTCATTGTTTCGCCCACCAGCGATGCCAAGTACTCCTGCGCTGCCAAGATTTCAGCAGGGTAGAGCCTGCCGGTCTTGTTGCCAACCCAGTCCTTCATCGTCTTGATGATGCCACCAGAGCCATCGGCAAACCGGACGTAGGTGAAACCGTCGTTCTGGTTCCCCTTGAAGCGACCTTCCAAAGGCTCCGTTCCGATTACGTCAGTGTTGGTGAATTTAACAAAGTTCGGTTGGAACGTCACTAGACCATCCTGTCGTACATCTTCTTCGCAGTTGGGTCGTTGCCAGTGACAAAGGGGAACGCCTTTTCCATTACTCCGACGCACTTATCAACAGCATCTTTTTCAAAGGTGGTGTTGTTCTTGGCTGCCTGCAAATCCTTCAGGCCGGTGTACATCTGGGTCAACCTATCGGAGTTTATGCGCTTCAACACAGCAAATTGCACAAGGTCGGAGGACTGTGGTGGAAAAGGCTCGTGACGGGCGTTTCCCAAGCAAAGCGAGTGGTCAATCGCTACGACTTGGCTATCCTGAGTGACCCAGTTGCGGGGGGTCAGATTGGTGTACATAAAGTTTCCAAAATGACGGTCACCGTTGCCAATCAACTTGTCGAAAAAGTACATTTCGTTTCGCTGCTGGTTGCACTCCGATGAAACATTGTCTGCTCCACGACTGTCAAATGCTGTTTCACCCTTGATGAGGGGCATCACAATCTTCTTCGGCTCACCCGGAACCGGCTCAGCCTTGGCAATTGAAATACCCATCGCTGCGCCGATTTTTCCAGCAGCGACTTCGGCCTTAGCAAGTTGTTTTGGGGAATTTTTTCCCCATTCTGCTAGACCCTTCACCACACCGGCACTGCCATCCTTCATCGTGACGAGTTGCAGTCCAGTGTTCTGCGCTCCACCCTTGGAACCTAACTTCTTGTCGTAGGAAGCAATTTCGTTGGTGGCCAGAACCTTGGGGCCGGGTTCATTCCAGTCCTTGACGGCTGGCTTCAGGGATTGCTGAGGCTCAGGGAGTTTTACTGGCGGTGGAGTTGGCTTTGGTGTTTCGGGGCGTGGTGGGGTAGGAGCCGGGGGCTTGGGGGCTGCAACACGGCGTGGGGCTGGTGCTGGCTTTGGCGCGGCTGCCCTGCGCTGACCGGCAGGCTTCGGCTTCGCTGCTGGTCGGGGCTTTCCACCACCTGCATTGAACTTTCCTGAACCGTTAATCCACTGATTGCCGTGGAATTCGTGACCTACAACGTCACCTTTAAGGATTTCGAGAATTTGTCGGAAGTTCATACCATTTCACCCATTTAAAGACTACTTGATGATTTTGGGGAAAGCCTGCTCCAGTGTTGCTTGCATTACCTTGACTTTTGGAAGTTCCTCTTGGTTCAGGGTTCCACCACTGATGAGAGACTTCAGGGACTTGTTGATTTGGTTCAATCGGGACGGCTTAATGCTGTACTGGGTCACAACGCTTTGGAGTTCTCGTGAACTTGGTGGAAACAAGGAACGGAACGCCAGCGAATGGTCAATGCCGACCAGTTTGGAATCTGGGGTGATTGCGTCGGCAATGGTCAATCCCTGCTTCAGGCGAACGGTTTGGGAGCCGTCTTTCTTTGTGAACGGCTCAAAGGCAGTCGGGTTGGTGTTCGTGACCATCACGTTCTCGCAGTGTCGGTCACCGTTGCCGACCATTGTGTCGAACAGGCGCATTTCACCAAGGGCTGCACGGAATTGGGGCGGGTACCCGTCGGGGTCGCCAGTGCCGGGGTTAAAGTTCTCTTTCCGCATCATTGCCATCGGCCCGCAGCAAGTTGCCCACGTCTCGCCCTGCACCCACGGCTGGATTACAGCATCCTTTTGGCCGGGAACGCCGATACAGTCACGAATAGGCGCACCGATAGCCTGTCCGATTTTGGATGACAGCACTTCGGCTTTCGCCATTTCTTCTGCTGGAATCCCGTTCCATTGCCCGATGGTCTTCGCTACACCCTTGGAGCCGTCATCGAAGGTGACTTTGCCCATCTTGATTTGCTGCGCTCCACCGAGATGCAGAGATTCATCGTTGTTCTGTATCTTTTCACTGGTGAAGGGTAAGAATCCCTTGCCCGGCTTAAAGGGTGGCTCTTTGGCTTCCTTTGGTGATGGGGCGTAGTCGGCAGGCGTTGATGTCGGCTGCTTCTGAGCATTGAGGTGGTTGTTGATGATGGACAACAACACGCTGTTCAGGTCACGCTGCTTTGGATTCTTCGCTGCTGGCTTCTGAGGGGCAGGGCGTGGGGCTGGTTGCTTCTTTGGGGCTGCTGGCTGACGAACTGCTGCCTTGGGCTTCTTTCCACCACCACGGGGTTTGTTGCCCTTGACGTTGAACCCACCGGCTTCGTTGACCCACTGATTACCGTGAAAGTCGTGTCCGGGTACATCACCTTTCAGAATTGTGGTGATGCTTCTCCAGTCCATTAGTCAACTGTCCACGTCGTAGGCTCGTCGGTGGCGAACATCAGTCCGTTGCTCCAACCGTTCAGGTAGTCGTAGATTTCACTGTCCGTGAAGTTGTCCATCCCGTCGTTGGCTGCACGGTCACGGATGGCCTGCACCATATTGGCTGCGGTTCCCTCATCGGCAGTCAGAACGCCGTTTTCCAGCGTGGCAGTCCCGTAGCAACCGTTTTCGGGCATCGAAACGTTGTAGAAGTAGAGCATCTTGGCTTCGGGAGCCGGGGTTGCGTCTTTCTTCAGGTTGGTGAAAATGTCTCTAGCCTTCATCGCTGCTCCTATTTGACGTAGTTCTTCGGTGACTGGCCGAACCCAAGGTAAAGGCTACCAGTCGGGGTTGGAGGTGGTGATACTGGCTTCTGGCCGTTCACGAGTTGCCAACGGTTGTCAATGGGGCGTGAGCAGGTAGAGCAGACGTACACCGGCGCACCGGTCACGAACTGGCCGTTGAACGAACCGTCTGCGTTTCTACCAATCCACTGCTCTGGCACCCTGACAGTGTTCTGATGCCCTGAAGCGCAGTGAGCCGTAAAGAGGGCGTTGTAAGGGTCGAATCGAACGATTCCACCTTTGGAATGTTGGTTGCCTCGGAAGACGTGACCCTGCAAGTCCCCCTTGAAGAACAAGTACTCGGAAAGGAGCGTCGAAGTGATGAAGTCCAGTGCCTTCTTGGTTGCCGTCGGCTTCCCTTGCCCTTGGTTCTCGGCGTTGTTGGCGTTAGCCCACTGGGTGGTGAGTTTCAACGCTTCGCCGTGGTTCACCGACAGTCGGTAGACAGGCATCTTGGCTCCGTTGTGGAAGTGGATGCCAACTGCTGCTGCCCAAGTGTGGTGACCGTCAAGGACGTAGCCATCTTTGGAAATGAGAATCCTCATCTTGTCCGGGATGGCACTGTCCTTGAAAGACCGGAAGATGGCAGCAGATTTCACTGCAAACACTTCCTTCTGCACGGGCTTCAAGGTAGTTGGGTCAACGTCTTCCTTGGTTGCCGTCACGCCGTTGTTCTTCTCCAAGTCGCTGAGGAACTGTGGGCGTTGTTCGGTTTCCACCTGAGGCATATCCACTCGTGCGATGCCCAGACCGTCCTTGCCCATCAACCGTGTTCCGTCAATGCGAAGTTCCGTAATGTCGGACTTCAGGAACTCGTGGCCGATTCCACCCTTCATCCCCTCAAAAAAAGTTTCCAAGTTCTTCTCGTCAATGACGGGTTGCTTCCCGTCGTTCAGGCTTTTCAGCACTTTGACGGCAAACTGCCTTCTGTCTTCCCTTGTATCGCCCTTTGGAGTGAGAACTCGTTCTCCCAAGTCTTGGCTCGTGGGGTTTGGCTTCACGCCTTCCAGTGGTGATTTATTGTCCGGGGCAGTGTTGCCTTCGCCACCTGTCCACTGATTCCCACGAAAGGGGTGGCCGGGGTCATCTCCCTTAGTGAGAGCGAGTTGGCCCGTGTTGGTGCTGATGAAGTCCTTGTTTCGTTCCCACGACTTGTCGGCCTGTGCGCTGGCTGCTGCTGCCTTCGCTGCTGATGCTGGAACAATTTTGAAGTTTTTCCCAGCCCGCAGGTACTTTTCGATAGCATCTGCCGTTGCTGAATTGGCTGAGTAGGCCCGCCACTGGTCACTGGCGAGCGACGAGAGGAACCTAGCCTTGTCGCTTTGCAAGCCTTCTGGGACGTTATGGATGGATGAGACGATTTGCTTCCAACGGTCTTGGTGAATGTCGGCAATGTCTCTGGCTTCGTTGATGAGTGGGCCTGCCGATGCCGGGTCAATGTAGGTCTTCTTGCTCAGTTTGGAAGACAACTTTTCAGCACGGCCTGACGCTTCTCCACCCGTGAACTGATTTCCGTGGAAGATGTGTCCGAGGAAGTCGCCCTTTTGGATTTCACTGCCCACAACCGACTTGGCCCACGAGTAGCCAGCATCGCCACCCCACGCATACCACGCCACCTTGCCGGGGCTTGGCTCATCCCAGTGTGGTGAATCCTTGTCGCCCTGATGACGGTCAAAATAGGCCTTCATACGCTTCAGGGTGTCCATAGACACAGCGTGGCCGTTGGCGAGGTCTGAGGCTCGTTTACGGCCCACTGAGGTGAATCCGTCGCCAGCCTTTCCATCCTTCATCCACGCCAAAGCCTTCTTCGCTGCTTCTTGAACGCCCTTTGGAGGGGTAAAGGATTCTGACTTTGCTACAGGCTTCCTGTAGGTTCCACCACGACGCTTGTACTCTTGGACAACCCAGCCGTTTGCGACTGCTGATGGGTAGACATCGAACTTCTTCTTTGCGTCTGCCTTGACCCGGCTGTAGAGTTTCTTGTTCGCTGGCTCGCCCTTGCGGTCAGAAATGATGCCCGTGTAGTCGGTATCGTCATCGGCTTTGGAGATTTCACTTTCGGCGTGGCCTGCTGGCTCCCCGGTTGCTCCAATATGACGCAGTTGGCAAAAGCCTTCGGGGTTGTCAATATACTTTCCAGCAATAGCGACGCATTGCTCAAAGTCTCCGGGCTGGCCCCAGTCAATCTGGCCATCAGCACCGTCTTCGTACCAGTCAATTAAGCCAGAAGCATCTCCGGCCTTGTGGATTTCAAATGTACGAGCGAACTTGACCCACGAAAGAATTTGACCATCGGAAGACATAAGTTCTCCTAGAAATAGCAAGTGCCACTACTTTATCCCAGACTTCGGGATTTCAGTAGTGGCACTGCTACGACAATGTGTGGATTTACTGGCCAGCAGCCTTGCGACTTGCGAGGTCGGCTTGGTACGCAGCACCAGCCTTCAGGTCAGTACGGATGCGGTCAGCCTCGCCGTAGTGGAAGCCTTGGGACTGGACACCGGCAGGCATATTCTTGCCCGACTTCACGTCCGGGTGGTCAGCGTGTTCCTTCAGAACCGTGCTGATTCCGTAGTGTGCGCCAGCACCCTTTTCAAAGTGGCCCTTGGATTCCAAGAACTTGGCAGCAGCAGCAGCGTGTTGGCCAGCAGCCTTCAGCGCACGACCATCGGCCATTGCCTTGACACCGTTAGCGAGGTGGCCTTCGGCAGCCTTGGCGTAGCGAGCCATCTTGGACTTCCAGCCTTCCTTGATGCCACGAGCAGAGGTGGAAACGCCACCGGTGTACTGGTTGCCGTTGAACGGGTGACCGGGCTGTGCGCCAGAACCCTCGCCACCCTTGGTGAAGATGTAGTTCTGGTAGGCAGCCGACTTTTGGAAGTCACGGGTAAGCAACGCCTCGGTGCTGAAAGCGTTCTTCATCATCGGGTGTTCCGGGTTGTCCGGGTAGTCGTAAATCGAACCCAGAACCATTTCGTCAGAGACGGCAGCAGCGCCCTTGCAGGTGGGGCAAGATTCCTCGCCGTGCCCCATACAGGATGGGCAGAGGTTCCTCAGCGCAGCCGGGACTGCTTCGTTGTAAGTATCGGCCATCGCCGCGTCCTTTCGGAGTGATTTGGTGGTGGAATCTGACCAAGATTCGGGAAGTTGGTCAGTCGCATTCAGGGCCTTTGCCTGTGCGATGATGTGCGCCTTGACCGCATCTGGGTTCTTGGCACGACCATACGACGAGATGGCGTTCTTCAGGTCGCCAACCGTCTTGATTGGGTAGGAGCCGTCGGGCATAGCCTTACCCTTTTCAGCGAGGTCTTGACGCTCCGTGTCCGAAACTTCACGCTTGGCGATGTCACGAAGACCTTCCAAAGCAGACTTGACGAGCGACAGTTCGTCAACAGCCTTTTCAGCAGCCTTGTCAGCGTCACGGTAGCCAGCGAGCGTGTTGTTGTAAATTGAGCGCAGTTCTTCGCGGTTCGATGCGCCCTTCTCAACGGCAGTGAAGTAGGCGATTTCAGCGGCCTTCATCTGCTCGGTGGCCTTCACAAGACGGAAGTTGGCGTTGTCAACTGCTGAAAGAGCCTCAACTTCCATACGGGCAGCCTTGGCAATCTGGTCGCCAGCGATGCGCCCAGCCACCTCGTCACGGCCCTTTTGGTAAAAGGTCACAACGTCTGGCGTGGTGTTTGGAACTTGAATCATACGAGAAATCCTTTCGCGTCTTTAGAAAGACTACACCGAGAATTGGAAATACTTACTAGCCTTCTTCGTGCAGTATGTCGTGGAGGGGGTGGTCTTTCGGAAGACCGCCTGCGTACTTGTTCCCTTGGAAAGCGTGACCCTGCGTAATGTCGGGGCTACCCGCACCACCACTACCAAGACCACTGGTGTGGTACGACGAATCAGGCCTGCTTGGTGAAACGTCCGGCGTACCCATTTGACCCATTGGGCCTTCGGCGTGGCCGACCTTTCCACTACCTGCATCCGGGGTACCCTCACGGTATTGGCGGCCGGGGTCGTTGTAGCGACTGACCATTGCGGCCCAACGGTCACGTCCAGCATCGCCTTGACGGTGCAGTTCGGGGTTAGAAGTGGTGTTCGGGCCACTGCCGGAACCCTGCGTGTACTGGTTGCCGTGGAACTCGTGGCCAGCCATATCCTTGATGACATCGTAGCCAAAGGACTTCAAAATCCACTCTGCGATTTCTGCGTTGGAAACAGTCATTTCACTGCCCTTTCTTAGATTTCCGAAATGCCCACGGAAATCGTGGCGTTAGTTGCAATCCCGTTGATTTGTCCACTGAACTGATTGGAAAACCAACTGGAACTTGGTTGTACTCCGATTCCAGCACCCGTGGCTGCCGTGCCACCGAGAGAGAGCCAGAGAATGTTGCCAGCCGTGCTGGAACCGTTTGTAATCCAAACGCCCTGACGTTGCTGGTTGGCGACCAAAAGCGTGGTTCCACCAGAAGCAGTAGAGCAAGAGACGCTACTGCCCGGTGTGTTTGCCCACAGCGAAGTTTGGTTTGGTGAAGTAGTGGCCATTTATTAGTACGTCACACGGCTATTTGCTCGTTGGCCTGCCTTCATCGTGTCTTCAGTCAGTGCAGCAGCAGCGTGGCTAGCAGCCTCGGCGTGGTCAAGTCGTGACTTCTCCCAAGCGCCGGGATGGACGGTGTTACTGAATGGCGCTGCGTCAATGTGGGCCTGTGCAGCAGCGAAATGGGCTTGTGCAGCAAGTTCGGCACCACGAATGCCATCTTTGACCATCTGGCTTGTGGCCGATGCTGGGTCAGCCTTGGCATCTTCGGCAGCCTTCAGGAGTTCTTTGCCAATAGCGATGTGTCTATCAAGAATACTCTGATGAATACTGGTCTGGGGAACGCCTGCTCGCTCATTAGCACGAATGTCACTTGCTGCCGTCGCTACATTGCGCGCATTTTGCCAAGGAGCGAGGTCGTTGGGGCCATCACCACGGCCACCGCCAGTGGCGTACTGGTTCCCCTCAAAAGGGTGGCCAGCCTGTGCGCCACTGCCGGGGCCACCCTTCGTTAGAAAGTGAGG